TCACCTTTACCTAAAGCCCAACCAGCTCCAAGTCTTTCATTAATACCATCGTCTCTAGTCTCTAAGTCAATAGCTATTTCTTTATAACCAGATAAATCCTTATACTCACTAGGTGTATTCCACATTGATTTTTTAAAAGTAAGTGTTAATTGCAATCCGTTACTCATTGGCTATTTCCTTTTAACAGTGTTCTGACTACTGTTGTTGCTGGGTTTAAATCTAGATCTTTTATGCACCCCATCAATAAACTGCTTGACAGCACAAGAACCACAATAGTAAATTTTGTTTTCGATAATAACTGCATCCTTATCACACTTTGAACATTTAATTTTTTTGTTTGCTTTCATCCTTACGTTCTTTAAGATGTTTAATTTCTAGATCACAATAATGTTTGATCTTTTCTAAATCCTCTAATGGTTTACCTTTAGATAAATATCTACATACATATTTAATTATATTTGCTTGCAGTGGATTCAAATTATTTTTTCTTATAAATGTCCAGGGTTGAATTACAAACTGCTTATAGTGGGATCCTCCAATTTGTTTATCATTAGGAAAGTTTTCATCGAACATATTTTTACTTGGCATTTTTCTCCTGTATATAAATTAAATAGTCTTGTCCAATCGGATAGTTAAACTTATAGTCAGATCTCAATAAATGTAAAGTTTTTCTTGCTCTAGTTGCACCAGTATACCAAACCTTTCTTTCATCACTTTTTTCTTTTTTATTTTTATGTTTGTAATCAGATGGGTAATTACCCTTACCATAAAGTACAACATGATTAGCTTCTCCACCTTTGACACTATGAATTGTATCGATTGTTATTAACGGATCCTTATCTAATTCTTTCTGTCCATATCTTCTAAGTAATCTTATAAAATGTCTTACTTGTCTTGGTTTAAAATTTCTTCTTAATATCCAATACCAAGGTTTATTATTCTGATCATCTTCTAAGGTTAATCCACACCACTCTTTTAATGTTTGAAAATTATATTCTCTAAAGTCTGGTTCTTCTCTCCAAAATTTATCTAATCTATAAGCAGGATCTTCTAGTTCTCTAATATACTTATACATATTCCTAGCAGCTTTCTTATCAATACTTTTATCTTTTGTAATTGTAGTCCAAGCTTTAATTGCTTCCCACTGTTTCTGGTCAAAACATTTTGTGCCCTTATTATCTTTGTAATAAAGACCTGCATCTTTGGCTAACATTCTAAGTTCATTTACTGTTTCATTGATACGTCCTAATATGTACCAATCTTCATTAAATGTTTCAAAAGGTATTTCTTTAAATGATAAGTAAGCTTTAACAAAGCCTTTACTTCCTCCCGGTAGGTATTCTTTTTCTTCACTATCACTAATACCTCTTCTAATTACTTGTGAGAATCTATGTATGGCTTCACCAAACCTTTGAGTTCTTCTTAACTTTACTTTACGGCCTGGAAAAAATTGCGTAAAATATTTTGGGTCAGCTCCATTCCATTTGTATATAGCCTGATCATCATCTCCTGCTAAATAAATTCTTTTAACTTTAGAAGCCATCTTATATATCACCGACCATTGAAGAGGTGTGCAATCTTGAGCTTCATCTAATATTAAAACTTTAAGTGATGGAAAGTCTACTTCTTTGATAGCTCTTTCAATCATGTCATCAAAATCTATAAATGATCTTTCTCCTCCACCAACTTTGTAATGTTCATAAGTACTTATCTTTCTTAAAAAAACAGTTAGTGAATCTCTTTTATAAGCTTCTTGTTTGTAAGCTTCCTCTGGAGTTATTAATAAGTTTCTAGCTTTACTATATACACCTAATGACCAATCCTTATACATAAAGTTATCATCAGCTAATCTTTTATCACTCGATTTAATAACTTTAGTTTGAAGTGCAAAATCAATTGTACAATCTTTAGGATCAAATACTTCTTCTGGAAAATATCTTCTACAATATGTATGTAATGTTTTAAATCTAGAAAAGTCCTCAGTAGTATAGTTTGGAAAAGATTCCATTGCTCTTTTAACTGCAGTATTTACTGCTTTGTTTGTAAAAGATAAGTAAGCTATCTCTTGAGGTTTGATACCTTTTCTTAAATAATTTTTTAAAACCTTTTCAATTAAAGTATAAGTTTTACCTGTACCGGGTGGACCAAAGATCTTTATAGTTTTACGGTAAAGATCTTTTAATATTTTAAGTTCTAAACTTTCCTGTGTGGAATTCTTCATCCATCTCCGATACTGTTTTCTTTTCTTTTGGTTTAGTTGCTTTTTTATAATCTACAAACTTAGGCATTTCTACAGACCATACATTCTTAACACCTTCATGGTAATCAATTCTATCACAACCCAATAAATGCATAGCCTCTGCTGCACTTTTAAATGTTTTATCATTACCTAAAAACTTTTCAAATGTAATCTTTTTAAAATAACAAACATTAGTTTTAGAATCTAAGACCACATAATTATCTTGTAGCTTATCGAAGTCATCTTCCTCAATATGGCTTTCAAAGAATTTTTTAAGAAAATTATATTTCTCTTCTCCAAGTGTATCTTCAAATTTCATCTTCTCATTCTCTACTGCTTTCTTAACAATAGTTGATATAAGCATTTCGAAAGGGGATGGACCACTTCTAGGTCTAGGTAGAGTTACCCAATAGATACCATACCTTAAAAGTTTTACTCTAAATGATTTCTCATCTTTCATATCTTCAGGACTAATAACTATTTTTTCTCCTTGGAATTTAAATGAATACTCAATTGATTTTGTACTTCTAATAAATTCAATATCCTCAAAGTCATCTATCAAGTCTGGTACTTGTGAACCTATACCAAGCTTTCTAAATTTACATAAATCTTTGTTGCATATTGGTGTGATAGCCCCAAGCTTAGGAGGACACTTATAATTATAATCTTTTTTAATAACAGATTTTGCTACAGAGTTATCTATCTCTCTAGGATCCATTGGAGTAACAAAAATCTCTTGGTTTCTTTTTTGAAGTATTGTTCTCATTTCTTCAATAGTAATTTTGCCATCAGACTTTTTCATTTCAAGAACACCAACATTGTAAAGTAAATCATTACGATGATTGCCTGACCATTTATCCATAATCATTTTTTGGACACAAGGTGGATAATGTTTCCAATCCTCTTCTGGTTCATATTCTTTTACTTTTATATTTTGTAGTTGTTCTAAAGATAAAGTTTTCTTTCTAATTATTTCAATGAAGGTTCCAATCATTACTGGAGTATTAGATTCATTGTATGCAAACTCAGTAGTAGCATTCATATTGAAGTAAGGCATATTCATACACTTATTCATTGGGAATACTTCTAAGGCTTGAAAGAAATTTTTATTCCATTCATTTAATTTTTTAAGAACATCCTTAACTGCATACCAACCGTCTAAAAATAAAAACAAGTGAAGTCCACCTGACTTTGATCTAACTGGTACTAAAGGTAGTTGGTTATCTCTTACAATATCTATAACTTTTTTTTGTGAATAATCTTTATAACTTTGTGGATCTATATCAATACAACCCCATCTACATAGGTCATCCTTTTCAGGTTTAATACCTATTCGTTTCGTACCTTCTAAATGTTCCTTCCAGATTTGAGGAGTAACTGGTTCGTGGACCGTGAGTGTTTGGCCTACTGTCTTGCCCCGTTCATCTACCTCTCCAGTTAGAGAGGTAGTAATGAACAGTTCAGAATTACCCTCAAATATTTTTAAGAGCTCCTGTTCCATGATTAAAACGGAACGTTAGTTTTATCTGGACTATTATTTCCTTGTGCTTGATTTTCTTGAGCAAAATCTACTTTACCAAAAATATCACTCTTCATAGCACTTTGATAGAACGCTTGAGTTGTTTCTAACGCTTTTAAATGTTCTTGAGTATTTAAAAACTTATCGAACTCAACAACCCATCCATACCAAGAGTTTTGTGAATTAGACTCTTTGGTTGTGCTTAGTTTATAAGCAGTAGACCATGATGGTGGATTGAACATGCCACTCTTACCTTGTGCTCTTCTAGACATGATCATTGAATTCCATGTCTTAGATTTTTTCTTTTGAGTAGACTTCATAGTAATCAAAGCTTGTTCAATTGGATTATAATTTTCATCCAAGATATAAACAAAGTGATTACCAGTATCTTCAACATAGTTTCCGTTTTCTAATCGGTCTTTGTTGTCAGCACCTCTTGTTGTTTGGGACATAATAGATGGATCAGTATGAATACCAACAGGTCTTCCTGGACTATCCCCTTTGTCTTTCCACTCATTAAAAGTGTTTATGTAAAGACAAGGTACTACTATTAATCCTTGTTTACCTTTCCAAACTGTACCAGATGTTTCACTCCAAATGTCTCCTTGCTTAGCAGTCTCGACATGTTTACCATCAGTCTCATCTAAGACTGGAGAGTTAGCATATAGTATTTTTAGGATTGGTAGTTTTTGGTCTCGAGCTGTTACATACTCTTGACCTTGACCTGCCATCTGCTCTAAATTAATAGCAGCTGGAAGGTTATCTTTTTTAGTCGTCATTTCTTTTTTATCAGTCATGATTATTCCTTCGTGGTTATTTTAGTTTTATTTGCAACATAAGTTCCAAACAATTCAGCTGGCACATCTTTACCAAGATCTTGGATCTGTTCTTTTACAAATGATCTAAGACTACTTGGATGTACAGATGTTTTTTGTTGAACTGCAAGTCCCTTTTGTTTCAGCTCCTCTACAAGTGCTTTAGCTTCATTATCTTGCTTCATTTTAAATTCCAAAGAAACTTGGTTTTTAATCAAATCTCCATGGCCATTTTCACGAAGCCAGTTAAAAGCCTCTTCACTTTTAGAGACAGGTATTCTAGCTGAATAGAAAGGCTTAACTTCGACAGATGACCCATCTGCTAGTTTAAGCATTGATATACCTGCTTGTTGCATTAAGTTTGGAATTGTTTGCTCAGAAAGGTTTGTCTCAACTTCTTTTAACTTCTTAAGTTGTTCTTCAGCCGTTGATATTTTTTTCTGAGTTTCCAATAACTTGTTGCAAGAGTCGGCAATGTCTTTCGACATGCCAGTATCTACCGATACGATAGATTCTGCTTCTAAGTCCATAAGAACCTCCTTGTGCCGAATCAATATATTATTAATTTGATTTTTGCAAACAAATAATTTAAATAATTTGGTGTGTATAATTATAAAACAAAACCATTCAAACATCAAAGACAATCCTTAATTGAAGGAGCAAAACCCTACAACTTTGCTTACTTTATGGAAATGGGCACTGGTAAAACTAAGGTTGCTATAGACAATGCAGCTTACTTATTTCAAGACCAAAGAATTAATTATGTATTTGTTATTGCACCAAATTCTGTATATCAAAATTGGAAAAAAGAAATTGATTTCCATTGTCCAGAAGAAACCAATATCTATATCTGGAAAGTAACCAAAGATAAAACATTTAAATTAGATCCTAAAAAACTTACATTTATTTTAATGAATGTTGAAGCACTGTCTCATATTTCAGGTAAGAAATGGTTAGAATCTAAATTACAAAAACATGGAATGAGAAGTATGATTATATTAGATGAGAGTACTTCTATTAAAAATTTAAAAGCATCAAGATCTAAAGCCATAATT